TCTGGTCTACGTCAAAACCGAGGCCGACTAGTAAACTACTTATAACTTTAGCCATTATTAGCCGCCTCTATGATTTGGTCTAATGTGATATTAAATCGCATTATATCAGTAATTGAATATGTGCCGTCTTGAACTTGCGACCATGTGCACAGTGGTGGACATAAGCCCGACACACCGACGCATGGTCGCATGAAGAACCAATCGACTAGCTCTTCGCGTTTGGTTGGTTGCTCGCTCGCCTTGCGGCCCTTTCGGCGTCGAGCCAGTCGAAAAAATCATTCAGGTTGTGATAAACCGCTTCAGCTATAAGCGTGAATAAGTTAACCATACAACCCTGAAAGTCTTTAACGTCTACCGATACCGACTCACCTGACTTCATTACACGACTCAACACGATGCTAGACACCTTGTCAAATGTTTCTTCAGGTAACGTCATTAACGCGCCGATGAGTAATTGCACATCGATGTCAGCGTCGGCAGCGTTAGAGTTAAACGCGATTTTACCACCCAGCAGTAACATTAAACGTTTTTGCTCAGGCGCTGGGGCTTGAGCAATATTGTACGTTGTGTCACCGATTGTAACCGGTTTAATCTGTGACATTATTCACCACCTTTCGTAGCGTTCCACACGTTAAATTCAAACGTGTACTGGTCGTCACTGATAGTCGTACCGCCGCGGTTGTTTGTCGCGTCGTTAGTGATTAAACCGTCCGTACCAATCGCAGCGTCTAACGTACCGATTTGTTGCATCGACATTGTGATATTAGCACTAGAATTAAACAAACCTTGAACGTACGCGCTGTCAGGCGAACCAGGGTTTAAATAAATATTAACTGATCGACCTGGGTTGTTACGCTCAAGTTTCACAGCGCGACCACCTTGAGCACGACGAAGTTGTCGTTTCGGGTCAATCGGTACGTCTTGGAATGGTGAAGCTGTTTCACCGAAGTCAGTTATTTGACGTCCGTTAATTGTCAGGACGAACGAGTCGTTACCGTAATCTGCTAAGCTCATCAGTCAGCCCCTTAATATACGTCAATGTCTACAGGTGCTACGTGTATAGCTCCCGCACGGAATAATCGAATACGTAACGGTGCGGATTTACGCGCGTCACGATCTGGATCGGTTAAGTTCAAAATATCTTCTGGTTTCGTTAGAATTTCGTAACCAACGGTGAACTTCTCTAAACCGTCATCAGGGTCGATGTAATTACGAGGACCTAGGTAACCGTTAGCAATGTAAAGTTCACAGAATGCTTTTGCAGTGCCGATAAGTACGCTTTGGCCGGCTGGTGTTTGACCGAGTTTAGTCGGCTGATTAAACACTGCGTTATAAAGCTCTACGCCGATACCATTGACAAACGCTGATAAGTTGATCACGTCATCCATATATTCGCCGAAACTAGAATGTGACCATGAGTTAATTACACGACCCGCATCAACCGAACCTTTATTCTCTACTTGCGTATAGAATTGACATTTCTTAGTCGGTAGCTTCATCGCTGCGTAAGCTGTACCCGTTAAGTCTTCACCCGCAACACCCGACAACACTTTACCTTCGCCGGTAATCGTTGAGTTTGTAGCGCTATAGTTAACTTTAGCAAACAGTTTACAAAGTGCGATACCCGCGTAAGGGTCTGTAGCGTGCGCCATTGTAGCAGCGTAGCGATAACCGTTAGTAGTGAATACTGTGGCGATGTCAGTGTCGTCGTTAATGTCACGAATTGCAGTGGCGTTAGCGCCTGTTTGACAGTTCATGAAGAACGACTCGTTGTCGTTAGCCCAAACGGCAATGGCGGTAGCGTCAGCAACTGAGGCGTAAACGTCAGCAGTTACAAACGTGAAGAACCACCAAAATTCGTTACGTGCTTTGTTAAGTGTGGTCGGCCAATCTGCGTCCGTCGAGTCTGTAGCCCAAACAATGAGCGATGACATTGACGGTGTACCGCCTAGCCATTTACTAGCCGCTTTGTATGTTTCAGTTGTAGATGCGAAATCCACAGATAAGTCTGATAACGATGTATAAACGCGTCGCGTATCAACGTCGAAACCCACTGGTAATTCTGATTCAGGCGCGAATAACGTAGCGCTCCCGAAGTTTGCGTAACCTAGTCCCTGCGGGGAAATCCGAAGGTTGATAGGTACGATGTTACTTATATCGTATGACATTTTAAAATGCTCCTGATTGCAATCAATAACAGTATAACACTAGTTAATCGGGCACGCTACCAGTTGCTACGACCGTACCGTCTTCGTATTCTATTCCGTAACTTGCCGACTCTATAGAGTTAATCGTAACTGCGTCGCTCGTCTCGTAATACAAGTACACATAACACTGTGCACGCTGTTCAGGGTTTCCCGATTGCATACGCGTTAAGTTGTTTGGCGTGCTCACACGTTGCCAACCGAGTTTATTAGCTCGTAACGCCGCTGATACGTCAGGGCGCTTGTTACACTCTTGTAAGCGCGATACGCGACTAATGGCGTCAACACCACGGTAAACGTTTATATCTGCTTCCACAATGATTTGAGCGCGTACGTCGACGTCTAGTGATAGTGGTGTCGCGGACGTGTTACGATGGATATTAGCTTGACCACGTTGCGCGACGGATTGTTTCGGCTCGATGGTGATGTACTCACCGCTAGGTGATGGGATACCCGTCCCGTCCGATTGAACTTGGTTAGCGAGTATAACGGTCGATACGCCCGTAACGGACTTAACGATAGGTTGTAAGATATTGAATAGCTCTAAGCGGTTCATTGCGCGTCAATCCTACTAACCACGGCGCGGCAATAGTTGCGCCAGTGTCGATTGTCTAACTCATGGCATTTGTAACGTTGCCCGTCGAACTCCCACACGTCAGCGGGTGATATACTCGCGTTAATACCGTCGTTAACATGTATCACTCGCGCGTCTTTGATACGTTCACCACCTTTCTCAAGCGCTTCGATTTCTCTGTCCGTTGCGGGTTGTATATTCACAGTGTGTGGTGTGGTCGTCTCTGCGCCCGGTTGATAAATACCGTCCGAGTCGTAACCGCCACCTGTCTTAGCGATACGTGTCGCTGGTATCGATGTGAATACAGGGTCGATAAACCCTTGCATGTCTAAGCTCATGTTACAGACCCTCAGTTGGTTTAGTTGATGTGACTTTAAACGTTACGCTTTGTCTCAATGCGCCGCTGTCGATAAGCGGGTTTGATGACCCTTTCGCTTTTATCGTACTCGGCGCGTTGGGTGGTGTGCGTAACTCTGTCATGTATTTTTGAACCATACCGACCGCGACAACCCCGACGCGCTCTAACGCTGTGTTGAGTGTTTCGCCGTTGTCGAGTGCACGTTCAATAATTTTCAAATACTCTTCGTTCCCTGCGTTGACGCCAGGGTTTAACCAAGGTCGTGAGGGTATGTTCACAGTGTGTGGACCTGTCACGCCTAACTCAGCGTAACCCGTACCGGACTTTAAAAACCTAACCTCGTTACGATTCGCTGCGGCTTTCGATGCGAAACCGTACGACGTACCGCCCGGGTGGTTTATCTCAGCCCCGAACTCATGTACCGCACCTAACGACGCGTTTGTGATGTCGTCGCTCTCATGGTTGCCCGCGTCTTCGTGTATTCCGATCGTGACGTAGTTATCAGCCGTAAGCTCTTCAAGCTCCCGTCGTAATTGGTCGATGGTGTCTTGAACACCTGTCACGCTAGTCTTTATCATGTGTCTAGTATATTCACAATTTGATGTTGTTGCAATCGACCCCGTTTAAATACTTCTGGGGTGACGGTCTGGGGTTACTCTAAGTCCTTGATACTTATAACACTATATACTCTTTACCCCTTTACCCCTTAAAATATAAGAATAGATAGTAGAGAGAATAGTAATAATAGAGTATACATAATCATAATAATAATATTAAGAGTATTACTAAGAGAGTGAGAAAGTGTAGGGTTTTACCCGTTTTCGGGGTATCGCTTTAAATTCAAAGACTTATAGCACCCTACACCCACCACGAGATAATACTTGACGGGTGCGTCACTATGTAATACACTTTCCGTACAGTAAATTTGTGGAGATACAGATAATGAAACGACACAACTGGACGAGCGACGAGGACAATGCGTTACTCTTCGGAATTAATCGCGGTCACGACCGTAAAGAAATCGCACAGGTTTTAGGTGTTACTCGCCGACAATTATCAAGAAGACTTTATATTTTACGTGAAAGAGGTCAGGTTAGTTATGAGTAGATACATATTATCAAGTGATTCGGTTACGATAAATGCTAAAGTAACCGCCAATAAAATGACAAAAGACGAGTGCCAAAAGCTTGACATACCCGTCTATTATCACGAATGTAAACACGGCCACAAATTACGCTACGTGTCGAACGATAAGTGTGTCGATTGTCTAGTCGCTAGGAGCCGAGAGCATAAGGCAGACCCGAAACGTGTCGCGATTAAAAAGCGACTCGACGAACTCG